AATAATATAACGAGTGTTCGCTGGAACGCCCCAGCCCTTAACTATACGGCTGTTTCGTTCAACATAAACACTATTGTTATTTACATTAACGCTTTTTTCTATTAGTCGTACAGAAACCGGTGAATTCGGTGGAAGCGATGCGATTATGTTACCATTACCGGAAGGGGTAGTTAACTTAAAATCAAAATGCAAGTAACCCCAACCAGTTAAGGGGTCAAACGCTAAATATCCTCTATCCGCACCCCTCTCACCTGGTATTGCCGTTCCCCATGCAACTTCATATATTTCGACTGGTTGTGAAGTTGCTTGTCCGCCACCGCTTCCAGGGTCGCCCTTAGGTCCTTTTAATGCGAGTAATTGCTCTGCCGTAAAATCAGAATACTTGAACGGCTCGCCTTTATCGCCTTTAGGGCCTTTTAGAGCGTTAAGTTGTTCTTGAGTGAAGTCAGAAAACTTAAATGGTTCCCCTTTAGGCCCTTTCAACTTTTCAATCTGTTCAGGGGTGAGCTGTACACTTGATGTCGATGTATACTGATTAATTTCGGCTTTCTTAACATAATCACTTAATTCAGATTTTTGAGCGAATGATTGTCCTTCGATTTTATTAACGTAACGAGTGGAAGCATCACCAGGCGTTAACGCATATTGAGCAATCTCGTTTTTCTTAATGAAAGTACCTAAATCGTTCTTATAGGCGAATGTTTGAGTAGCCCAACCCTTTTGAGCATAATTATTGTTGGCATCTGTTTTAGACAAATAATTATTTAATTCTTCTTTAAGTGCATACTTAGGGTCGCCTAGCATAGTAAGGTAATTTCTTATATCTACTTTTTTTAGATACAGATTGTCGGCTTCTTGTTTAGTTGCATACGGCGATAAATCTACATTAGCACCATTGCCAGGCGGTCCTGGTGGACCCTGTTCACCCCTAGGGCCTTTTAAAGCCTCTAATTGCTCCGATGTGAACATGTCATAAGTAAATGGCTTTCCATCTTTACCAGGTTCACCTTTAAGACCGTTAACTCCATCTCTACCAGGAGTACCAGGAGGTCCAGGAGGGCCTTGAATACCAGGTAGTCCTTGAATGCCTTGCAGCCCTTGTTCACCTTTAAGTCCATCAATACCATTTCGACCAGGTTCGCCTGGAGGCCCTGGAGGGCCTGGAGGCCCTTGCTCTCCTGGGTCGCCTTTTGGCCCTTGTAGTTTAATAATTTGGGTATTGTCCTTTACGTTGATTGTTTCTTTGTCTTCGTGAATGTGTAGTTCGTCCATCATTTCCCCCTATTACTAATACCTTCAATTATATTAATCTGTCCTTTCACAAGACATTTAATAGGGTGGTCGCCACTCCAAAGAAATAAATCCCATTGATATTTACCGACTTCTAAAGCGCTTGTATCAAGCGAAAGGGTGATTTTAGATGCCTCATCGCTTTCTAGCTCATCAGTAGATACGCCGATCTCAAACTTTGCTTTATAGTCTTCGTCCGGCGAATATTTACGAACACAGGCGAACAGACTTTCACTTGCAACAACATTGTTATAACCAATGTTAAGAGAAATAACTTCGCCTTGAACGGCCTTAAAGTTGTGTAGGACTGGTAGTTTCATCTTCATGTACCTCGTCCATTAAATCATTATGGACACAGCCCTCTGTTGGGCATGTTCCGTCTTCGTTAAGCACTTCCCAGCAGTACTCACAGAATTCCATAACAGGTACTTTACTTTCTCCGATATATTTAGGCATATTATTGTACCTCCTTAATACGTGCTACCATTTCGGTATTTAATTTGATATATTGTGCGCTAATGGCCCCAGTAGGTTTTCCCATTAATAACAATCTGCGCTGAGCCTCTTCTAAGGATTTGAAGCGTGGCTCGTATTCAGATTTAATCGCGTTAATCTTATCTTCCTTTGTAGGAACATACGGAGCAGGTTCGACAAACTTGCCGTCTACATAGAATTTACCATTCATAAATTCATCTAGCATACTGTCGCCGTCGGCAGAGTAAATATAATCCGCTGCATCTGGCCATTCTTGTTTTGCAGTTGCTAACAACTGCTCTTGCGTTACTGTATTATCAACATAGGACGTAATTCGTTCGCCCATTTCGTTTAACACAAATACATATTGATTCATAGTCGTATCCTTTCGGAGGTGAAATTATGCGCCGTTACGCTGTTATGCTAAAACGTAGACAACGCAATACCATTACATTAAGGCAACTATTTAATGAGTGGCTGCCTATTCACTCTCAGTCTATTTCTGATAGCGCTGTTAAGTCTTATCACATTGCTTTTAAACACATATCCAACATAGCGGATATGCCTATCACGGATATTCATTTTCAGCACCTTCAAAATGTGATTGATTCCATGCACGTAAAAGGACTTTCCTACTCATCTTGTAAGAAAGTCCGTACAGTACTTAATCAATTATTCAATTACGCAATCATCAAAGATTACCCTATTACTAATTACGCCTTACACTTAAATCTAGGGCCCAATGTGCCAACGATTAAAAGGAGAGTATTCACTCGTCAACAAATCAACAAGTTATGGGCAATAGATACATCTTATTCCCGCATGATTTTAATACTGCTATACACAGGTCTCCGCATAGGGGAGCTTCTTAATTTACGCAGGCTAGATATCAATAGACGATCATCATACCTTATTGTGAGACACGCTAAAACGAAAGCCGGTGGAGGTCGTATTATTCCCATTCATCACCGCATCATGCCTATAATAGAGCAACTTCATACTAGCGATTACCTATTCACTATCAGCTACACATCATTCCGTAAGCATTTCCAAGATATTATGAAGCAGCTTAACTGCAAGCACACTATCCACGATACCAGGCACACATTCGCCAGTTTACTTGATGCGGTTGCACCACCTAACGCGTTACGCTCCTTACTCGGACATAAACAAGGCGATATCACTACCAGGGTATACACGCATAAGACTATTCGTGAGCTACGTAAAACGATAGAATTATTAAAATAACTCCCCAGTGGGGGGCTGTTAATAACGTATCACAAAGCTCGTATATTAGTTATCCTATAGCATTTAGGACGGCGTTCAGCATCTCCGGTATCGATTTAAACATTGACGGGGACCCTTTAGTACTATCTATGTTCTTAACAGATAATACAAAATTTATGATAACTGGTCGACGCATACTCGGTGGTAGAAATAACCTATGGTGCCATTGGATAGCCGTTGGGATAGCTTAATATCCAGTGGGGAGCGTTTAATAACGTACCAATAGGCGGTACAATTTCATTTCCTGTTTCCTTTGATACTACCTGCTTCGCGGCAGTTGGCAATGATGTGAATGGTAACAATACTGATAACCAGGTCCATTCATTTAGAGAGCATACTAGAACAGGGGTCAAAGTATATTCTCAGGCGGCGAGAGATGGCTTAAATAAAAGTACAGCTTGGGGCCGCTATATTGCAGTAGGTAACTAGATAATTCCTAAAGCAAACCAGTAATAAGAAGCAGCGTATCTATCGCTTGCCGAGAATACGGCCTTAGTGGAGTTGCTTTCAGACACGGAATTAGCAAAGTATCTAGGTGTATCAGAACCACTCCAATAGGCATCAATAGCATTAGCCATAAATAGCGTTGTGAATTTGATAGGGAATCGTACCTCTGTCTTAGTTACGTTATCCTGCCCGCCTATTCCCCACTGGATAGTGAAACCATTGGCAAATTTAACAAAGCCCGCATTAGCATCGAGCTTAGATGCCACGATAGCACCTTGGCCTAGTAAGTTTTTAATTGTAACAAGCGTACTCGCCGGAGAGTCTTTCCAGTTTGCACTACCGAGGATTGCTTTAATTTGGTCTGTGATAGGAGCGTGTGCACTGGTGTCACGGCTATGGGCCTCTAATGCACCTCTAGTCAGATACGCCGCATCAATCTTCTTAACGGTTACATTTGTGGAATTGCCAATTACAACATCTAAAGAGAATACTTTAGAATTAATCGGTGTTTCCTTAGATGGGATATAGGATGCGTAGTTACCTCCGTTGCTATATGCAATTAATTTAGCAGCGGAATCAGATTCGCCCTCAAGGTTAGCATATACGCCTAATTCCCTAGCGAAGAATCCACTAGTTACCGTACTATTGCCTACCGCAAATTCAATTCTAAATTGACCGTCTCCTACGAATTCACCGTTAGAGGTAAACGGACATTCCAATTTTGGAGCTATTACAGAGGTCATAGTATCGATATTTTGATTATCGAGTTGGCCGTCCCCAGTAACTAATTTAATATACTGCAACTTCTTGCCAGTTGCTTGCGATCTTGCGATTAACTCACGGCCATAATTGGTTAATCGTGTATTTGGATAAATAGAAGCCATGTGTTCTCCTTATACTTTAATTGTTTCTAATACGTCGAAGCCCATGCCTATATTAATGTCAGAGCCTACTTTGAAATCAAACTTATCTAATGCAGCCCCGACATGGAAGGATTCATATACATCAGATATAGCACCGATATATATTTCGCCATTAAGGTTTGTAGTACTTTTAGTTTTGATGATTAAGTTCTTAGGAATTAACGGCTCAACGTAATCAATGATATTGTTTAATTGAGTCTCAAAGCCATCTACTACATCTAACCAGTACTCATACCTATCGGAGTTAACAGAGTGCGTTACTACATGATTACCAAACTTAAAGTTAAGCATTTCTTGTACTTTAGGCATAGTAAAAGGACGCTGACCGATTAATACCGATAGTATTTCACTTCTGCGCCCTTCTGTGTCTGTCAAATCCGGAGGATTGCTACCTAATATTTGTTCCCATGCTTCAAGTCCGTAATATGCGGCGGTATAGATGTATTCTTCCTTAAAGATATTCAGCATGATATCCCATAGTAGTTGCAGTTCTGCTGATTCCACTCTATACACTTCTTGGATATCCCGAGAATCTCGAGTTAACGGAACAGCGAATTGTGAGATATCAATATCTCGCTTAAAAATGCCGAAATCTGTAATCATACTGCCACCAAAGTAATCGTCCCTAATACAGGAATTTGATTATCCTTCAATTCAAGCTTTGAAACAGAAGCACCGTTTATAGTAATCCTACCGACGTCAAGAACATTAGGTAACTCAACCATTAAAGCCGTTACCAAGCTAGTCCGAAGAATAACATGTTCCTTCTCGTCTTGATTACACCATTCTTTAGCACGGATAAGTAATCGTTGCTTAATAGCGTTCTCCGCTACAGTTTGAATTTCGTTAATGTTGTGCCCGCTCATCATAGTGACCTCAATTCGGTAGTTGATCGTTACCGGGTCAGCCTTTTCGATTGTTACGGTGTGACCGATAGGAGCGAGCCCGTACCCTTTACCTTTAGGTGCAGGGTCTATAACGTTCTCTACTTCCTTAATCAGTTCATCTGCTGCCGGCTTGTAGTCACTATTTAAAACAACTAGCTTAACTGTACCGCCACCATTCCAACAGCGATATACTTTAACACCGCCAACGCCTGGGATAGCTAACACCTTTTCTTTATAATCCGCACCATTACCGCCATAAGCTTTTGATTTCAAAGCATCAAAGTACCGTTTTCGGAATACTTCTGTGTCTTCTTCATCTTCGCCAGGCGTGATATTCTTCAATATCTTAGCGGAGGTAAGACCATTAATACCTTGGATTGGCGTAATATCACCTGTAGTCGCATTAGGAGTGCGTCCGTACTGTTCACATTTGAGCTTGTACTTATGTTCCGCGTCGTCGATTACCTCTGTCACAACAAAGTTATATTCGTTGTAGTTAAACCTGGAGCCAATCGGTACTTCCATATTGAACTGGGCTTCAAATTCGCCTTGCGTGGCTGGTTCCGGATAAATATTAAACTCTGCTGCACGAAGTATCAAGAATTCACGGTCTGCCGTAGTTGCAAACGCTTGTTTCAGGATAACATCTGCTAGGATATATAGTTCTGCAAACTCAACGCTTGCCGGAGCTGTAGCATCGTATATAACACTACCTTCGCGCCGATCGAATTCATCTTTGACTCTATCGAGCATTCGTTTTTCAATTCGATTGGCCGTCATATGCTCATACAATACCTTTCACCCCTTTCTTGATTTTTTGTAGCGTACCATAGATGGTATCTACATCAAACTCAACCATGACGTCACCACCTTCGTGGCTAAAATCAAAGTTGTATACTTTAGTTATTCTGTCGTCATTCAGTAAAGCCTCTTCTATGCGTCGCTGTAACTCAGCGTACACATATGGAATGGGCTGACCAAATAAGTCTTGTAGTTCGATGCCATAATTCCAACTGTAAATAATATATTGGTATCGCTCCGTATTGATGATTTTATAAATTGCTTGCTCCATAGCTCGCAACTTATCTGCATAGCCCCTAATTTGGCTATCCGTTCTAAAATCAACATCATACGTGTGCGAAGGTTCAATGTAATTCACTGTGTCAGGAATAAGCGCATCGTTATTTTGTTTTGGTAATAGTAAATTATCTGCCATTACTTAGTCGTGCACCCCCTGTTCGGGTTATACCAACGGTCTAACGCTATGTAACGCTGTCCGCCTGTTTCCTTCAACATAATGACTTTGTCGCCCATCACTAATTGGTTATGAACGAGATATTTCTTACGCCCTTTGTACTCATGGTTATGGCTTGCGTATTCAGCCATACCACCGCCACCTGCTCGGTTTTCTGTAACATGATCAACGCTCATCTCCATAGTCCATTCACAGGTGTTTTTGGTAAGAATAATATTCTCTTCAGGTACAGTTAACTTGGGGTCAATCTTAATAGCTAGCGGTGATACACTGACAACTTCGCCGACGATTACTTCCATAGGCTCGCCAGTTGATATAACAGTGCTCGCTATTTCTTTAATCGTGTTAACGATTTTCATGTACTCGCTATCCATTATTTAGCCCCCATTCGAATAATCTTAGTTGGCGCTTCGTCATTATGCCATGCATAATTTGCGTTGCCGTATTTCATAGCATACCCGCGCTTAGAGGAGTTACCAAAGCACCCGCCTGCACCATCGGCGATAACAACGTGCTCATCATCACCATAAATCAACAAATCGCCTTTATTAGCGTATCCGTTGAATTGTTCTGTTGTATAACCTTTAGCCTCGAGATTTTGACGAAGTGTATCAACCCTTGCCGTGCCTTTGTTGTACTCATCTTTCAAATCAGAATTGTACCAAGACCCAGTAGCGCATACTGTGTCAGCACAGCCTTGACTACCATATTGAGATACTCGGCCGTCGTTAGAACTAAATGCTGTATCGACTTGACCGGCTGTACCTCCTGCCCCAGTAGTGACTGTGGAGCTTTTGGTCTTCTTAGCAGCTTCAATCTTTTTAACCGCTTCGGCATCTTCGTCTTTTGCAACTTCATAAGCTGCATCATTATCAACGTATCGTAAATCTAAATCCATTCCGTGAAATCCTGTTTTAAACGTATGAGTAACAGATGTTACCATCATGTAATTATTAACAATCATATCGCCAAAGTTTCGATTAATGTACACCAAGGATCCACCACGCACACGCACATCGCCAATGACATTTTTTAACTTAATCTCACGGCTTTTCTTGTTTTTGTGAGCCATGATTGCCTTGGCTTGCGCTACTGCATTGATGTCCTTTTCTTTAGGAATGAGCAGATATTGTAATCTGCCCCATTTCTCGATGTTCTTATCGTCCTTAGCTATAAAAGTGTTCTCCAACTTACTTGATGCCCCGTTTGGAACTGTGCGGACGATTTTTACATAGTTGTATGTTTCCTTGTCTATGGAAGTCGTGTATTGCACATCTTCCATGCACTCATCGTCAATGTAAATATCTGTCTTCATAGTCTCAAACGATGCCAGCCGTAACTCGCCCGCATCATCGTACAAATGATAGAACGCATGATTAGGCGTGTATATAGCCGTTTTATCGAGTAGTTGGCATATCATTTCTTGCAATGACTTATCCTTGAATATGGTTTGCGGTTTCTCAGGAGTTTTCCATACGGTATCGTCCATATAACCACATTTCAATCCAAAGTCATCGGCTACCATTTTAATGAACTCAGTCGCCGTCATAGCTCCGATAACATAGCAGTCTTTATTCTTGAGATAGCGTATCTGATCATAGCAAGTAACTGATATAGAATTCTTGCCGTCGCGCTGTTTCTCAAAGACGTACCCAAAGAATACCACCCCTCCGTTTAAAGTGAACTTAACTGTGTCACCTTCTTCAAAATTGAGGTTAGGGTCTTTAGGTACTTTAAATGTCATCTTACTCGGAACACAGTCAACTGCTCTCGTAATTTGTACGCCGTCTTCGGGTTCTATGAGCCATAAATCACCAGTGCTTTTGTTTCGGATGGTTAGCTCATAGTGTAGTTGCGTAGGCATGGGTAACGGAATGATAGTGCCATTGATTTGAGATTTTTCGACTGTTTTCTTTTCATCTATAGCCATTCGTTATTACCCTCTCGTTTAAGCTGGACGATTTGGCCAACCCCCAAGATAGCAGGAACAGCGATTTTGTTAAGTGCAGCAATTTGGAATAGGTTATCCGTATTGCCTAGCTGCTTCTTAACGATTTGTTGTAAAGTCTGCCCTTTGGAGACTTTGGCAGTTGATGCGGCCACCTTACCATCCGTAGGTCTGTCCGACTTAACGCTACCTTTTGCAGTGCCATCCTTATCGGTCTTCACTTCAATTCGTTTAGCACCCCAAGGCTTCCACTGTTTCAATGTAACGCTAGCATACGAGTCAAAGCCGTTATCTGCATCTTCTTCTATGACGTAGTTTTCAAGCGTACACTTCATGTTAGTCATGGCTAGCATCTGTCCGCCTGGTTTCATTCGTACCACGATAAATTGGAAGATCGTCTTTGTGGTCTTAAGCTTTTCGAGTTCATCGATATAGTACTTAGCCTTCTTAGACTTAAACAGCAAGGACTCATTAAATGGATAATCGGAGTTAGGCAATAAGAATTTAAAAGCAATGTCAGTAAGCCCTGCAGGCTTAATAACGTTAACTTCGCCTTTCCCCAATAGTTCCATTGTTTCGTTCTTGCCATTGATAGTAGTGGTTAATTCTTTAGGGGGAATCGGTATCTGCATCGTCCCCATATAGAAGTAATACATTTAGATTCCCTCCCTTTGAATTGCAAATGCATCTTTCAAGCCTTTCGAGATTTGACTTGTAAAGCCATCTAGGTCAGTGCCGTTATTGATTTCCACATCGTTATTCATTTGGATGTGAATTACATTCGCATCTTGCCATCTCTTCAAGGACTTATCGATAGCACTTTCACGAAGTGCCTTGATTTCCTCATTTGTCATGTCGATAGACTTGGCAATCTTGCCTGTGTTCTTGGCAGTCTTACCTGTATTTTTCTTAGTCTTATCGGCCGCATCATGATCAGCACCTGGAGTAATTTTGCTAGCGTCGAACTCTTGAGGAGTTTTAACACCAGGCATGCTAGGCATCAAATCACCAAGGCTAAGGTTAGCCCCAATGTTATAGCCTTCGCCGAAAGCTCCTGTAACGCTAGAATAATCCATCTTGCCCATGACAGTAGTTTCACCGCCGGCAATCTCAAATCGTTCTATTACGCCAGTAGACCCGCCTACCTTATCGATATTTACGCCTGGGATTTTATTAATCGCATCGATAATATCGTTAATTCTAGCTTTCACGAATTGCCAAATACCATTCCATATATCGATAAACAAGTTAGCGACTGCATGTAATGGGTCTTTAAATACGTTGGCCAAGAAATTAACAAATGCTGCGATGATGTTCCATCCCAAAGCAAACACATTGAAAATAGCAGAACCGAACGCCCAAAAAGCACCAACTACGATTCCTAGCACGCTAATATTCGCATCACAGAAATAGTTAATAGCTTCTACAGCTAAGTAGATTACGACTATAACTGCAACAATCAAACCGATTACCCATGTTAACGGGCACGCGTATAATGCGGCGTTCAATCCTTCTTGAGCTACAATCATTGCTAACAGAGCAGCAGTTTCTGCCCAGTCTGCTACGGCCTTAATCGCCATAGCACCTGCAGCGAGAATCGTTCTTCCGGCTGCTATGCCGGCCTGAATTGCATAAAACGCCATAACTCCGCCCAGTATTATCATTGCTGTATACATGATAGACGAGTGTTGTCTAACAAAGTTAGATAACGTGTTAAATGCCCATACGGCAGTATTAATCGTTTCACCGATAACGCCTACAAGCCAATAGAATACCGGTGCTACCGTTTGGATAGCTCCTGTTACGTTGTCCACTAACTCACGGACGCCCTCACTATTAGCAAGGTCGGATATTCGCTGGAATACAGGCTCAAACGCCCGAATAGCTTTATTCTTAATCGACTGCATATGATCACCCCAGGTTTTAGGGAGTGATTCAAACTGCTTTTCAATCTCAGGCAAGTTATTCATAATAGCGTTTTTAATTACTTCAGCAGTAATCTTACCTTCCGATGCTAGCTTCTTAAGTTCGCCACGAGATACACCCATAGATTTAGCAATGATGTTTTCAATCATCGGCGCGTTTTCAGCAATAGACCTGAATTCGTCACCTTGTAATTGACCAGATGCTAGACCTTGTGTTAACTGAAGCATGGCGTTCTTTTGTGCTTCTTTCGATGCACCACCAATAGCGAATACCTTTTGGATACCTTCCATGAATTCTACGGCTTTTCTTGGGTCCGGGAACGCGTCATGTGCGGATTGAGATACCTGGATTACGGCATCTGCCATTTCCAAATACCCGCCTCTTGCACGCTGTGCGGATTCAAATATCTGCTTATTCAGGTAAATAGCATTTTCCTGGCTACCGGCTACCAATTTAAGGCGAGCTTGCACCTGTGCCCATTCTGTAGCAGTATCTTGGATTGATTCGATGGCGCCTTTTATAGCGCCAATGCCATTCATCACAGTACTAGCCAACAGGTTACCTGCGAAGCTGTTCATGATACCGCCCATGCTAGCCTTTAGTGTTTCACTAGCATTCGATACACCGTTCATCTTATTGTGAAGTGTGTTCATGGATTGATAGGCTTTAGTTGTTGCGTTTGCGGCTGCGTTCATAGCATTAGGAATATTAGTAGAGAGGCTTATATAGTTAGAAAGTGTAGCCATTCATTACCCCCTTTTTGCCTTATTCATTTCATCTTGCTCATCTTTAGCATGTTGCTGAATAAAGGCAATTACTACAGCCTTTTCATTCATGTCCATATCCGCAAAAACAGAAGGTCGCATATGGTATTTAACAAATGCCAAATATGCGAACATCGTTTCTGTTTCATTGGATTCTAGGAGTTTTTTACTTCTTTTACCTTATCTTCCATGCCGACATCATAGCCTTGGGCTTCTGTTACTGCTGCCAAAAGGTCAGCGTATTCACCTGGTGTGAGCATTGCTTTTACGAGCTCAACTGGTTCAGTAACGCCCCAGCTATCTTGAAGTTCCGCATCATAAAGATTAGGATAAGTGATTGCCTTAGATAGCACATCTTCGTTGTATGCAGTCGCATCAAAGCGTTCTTCAGATTGACGAGTGATGCGGTCAGTAATACGTTTAGTGTATTTCTTACGCATCTTTTCTGTTTCGTCAGTAGCTAATGTTTTAATCTTCCATGCTACTGGCTCACCATCCACTTTGATACGTTTAGATGCAACGTATTCAGTCTCATTGACTACATCAACGTTTTGCTTAAGGAATGCGCTTAAATTTTCAGCCATTGTAAAAACCTCCTAAAAAAAGGGGAGCAAGCACTAGGCTTGCATCCCGTCTAATTCATTAAAGTGTTGAACGTATTTAACACCTTCGTAAGTAAAGTTGTGTTCTTGTTCGATGTATTTGCCTTCAGCGTCGAACTCAGCTGCTGTTAACTCATCAAGGTTCACACCTTTTAGAATTACAGAACGGCGACCTGCTTTAGAAGTTGGATCGTTGTTAACTACTTGCATATCAAAGTATGTATCCACACCCGTTTTCAAGTATTTTTCAACCATCTTATCGAATAAAGCTGTGTTGTGGTAAATTGTTAAGCTACCGCTGTATTCTACGGAGGTAGACTTATTGCCTGCACCGATACGGCCCAAGATAGCCACTTTTTCTTTATTCTTTTTAATTTTTGCGCTAAGTTTCTTAGCTTGAAACAGTAAGTATCGGTTACCGTTCTCTACGATATAGCAAGACGCTAATTTAGAAGAAACAACGTCAGCTGCATCCATCGTTTTCAATGCATCTAAAATTTCATTTTCCATGCGTTATCCTCCTAGGCTACTACAACAGTCATGTACAATTTTTCCATAGCCACAGTAGGCTGTAATTGTACGTTAACCAATACATCTTCCTTGTTATCGCCTTGCGTAGGTACTGGGATATCCTTATCATCGAAGTTTTGGATAGCACGTACTTTTTGATATTGCTCAGCAAGATATACAAGGTCGCCCCATAAGGACTCACGACCAGCTTGGTCATTAGGGGATTTATCAAGATGTGTTTTATTGAACAATCTAGCGCCGTCAACTGCCCAGTTATCCAATACACGAATGACTTGGTTAAGAGAGAAGTCGCGGTTTTTAGCTTTGCTGAATTCAGTAAATGTGTTGATGTCTTTCAATACACGAACGTCACCTTGGATATTACCGCCAACGGAGTCAGTAACATTGTGGAACATAAACATACCATCTTTGATAGCTTGTTCGAGCTCAAACTGTTTGTACTTAACGTTTACAGTGTATTCACCATCATAAATCATGTTGCCTACTGTAGCATTGATATTGCAAGATGCTTCTTGACCTAATGTCCAGTACACCAAAGAGCCTCTTTCGGCACCTTCATCGGTTACGTCATTAAGGATGGAGATAACACCTTCATAGTTGACCCCAGTCTTACCATGAATCACTAATTGGAATTTAGCGCCACTTTGTTCACGGCAACGTTTAGTAAATGCAATAAGCAAGTTCTTAATTGTGTCGTCCGCACCAGCGTAACCCAACGTATTGAAGTAGTAAGGTTCAAGCATATCAATGCCGTCTTGGTAGTTCTTAACGGTGATTGTGGAGCCGTTAGTACCACCGGATAGTGCAGTATAAGCTGTAGCAGTTAATGCGCCAGTTTTAGTGAATACGATGTAATCGTTATCTTGCAGTTCTGTCGCATTCTTCAAGTTCTTTTGAATATCTACTGCTTTACGAACATCGCCTGTAGTGAGGTAAGTAGTTACGATGAATTTACCTGTGTTATCTGGATCAGCTTGAACAGATACACCCAAATCGTTACCACGAATACCCTTATATTTTGCTTTACCGATTGTGCTCGTAGCTTGCGCACCATCAGAGTTTAAGCGGTAGAAGTAGCCAGTTTTCAAGCCACGGAACAAATCACGTAAGCCCTTCATTTTGTCATGGCCGTAGTCATAACCAAAGTATTTTTGACAATCTTTTTGGAATGTGTCGTTATCTACACGGAACACTTCACCACTTGGGCCCCAATCAAAGGAGAGCATCATCGCACCAAAGCCACGGTCAGATACTTCTGCATATGCTCGGTCTTTGGATACGAAGTTAATATAAGTACCTGGCAATACTTTATTGTGGAATAAGAATGTGCCACCACCTAATGCCATATTTCACTAACCTTTCACAGGCGTGTTTAATGCCTGATTTAAAATCTTATCAATGTCGCTTTCCGTATACATTTCATCTTCGTTAAGAAGGCAAGTGAGTAAATCACGATACCGTCTGTATTTGTCAGATGCAATGATAGCGTAAGCATCAAATTGTTGTTCAGTCGTTACCTCGACTGTTTGTTTTTCATCTGCCATCTTTTACCCTTTCTGTTAATTCCATGTGCTTCATACGTTCGATGGGCTTGGCCACTTTCCGTAGTATGTTTTCATACGTCACGAAGAAGTGCAGCACGCCATCTGAAATCTTGTACTTCATACCTGTGCCCATAATTGTACGTTCCCCAACTTGTACAAATTCAAGCAATAGGTACAGCACACTAGGAATATCAATGAGTTTTCGCGTATCAGTAACCACATCAAGATTATTGGCGTAATACATGATGTCTAAATCCAAAGAAGTATTGTAAAGGTCGCCCACATGTCTTCCCATACTAGGCTCAATCACCTTAATGTATGCGCAGGGGAATGTCATATTGTTTTCTTTGAATTCTAGGTATATAGGCACGTTAAGTGCCGTATGTACGGCTTTAGATACGGCTGTTAATACATCAGAATCCACCATGCTTTTCAATCCATTTCTTTAATGTAATTTCCATAATACGTTTAGCGTTTTTACTGAGTGCCTTTTCAGCTTTCTCGTGCATGTACGCACCATCTACCCAAGGCTTTTTCAGTCTACCGCCTTGCATAACTCCGCCTTTAGATTGGCCTATCCACGGAAGAAATCTCCCAACTTCTTGCCGATGCCCATCATTAAGGAACGAGGCGTAAGAGGATGTGTTAAACACCTCAACCCGTCCGGTTTTTTCGTTCAGTTGATATCTACCAACACTCCACGATTGGCGAGTATGCTCACTATCAAAATACTTTGTTTGTACTTTGCCGTTTTGCATGAATTTAACCGATCGTTTTCCGACCGGTGTGTTCAATTTAGCTTCACGCACATACACACCTGCCATTTCCTTCACAACTTGCTTGTTGAAATTCTGAAGGTTACCTGATTGACTCATTTTGACCAGGCTTCTATTAAATTCAGCAAAATCTTCCATGTCGAATTCAACACCCATGTCAATGCACCTCTAAATTTTCGAGTTGCACCTCTTGATGGGTGTCATATCGTGCAGAAATCGAGGCACCGCGAAAAAGTTGCTTCGTATTTCGCCCTATAAGCTCGATTCGAGCCCCATTAGGTATGATTACCTCCGGAGCGGTGAAAAGTACCGTGGTGGTACTAAATTTCGCAATCTCAGCGTTTTGACCTGTAGAGAGAGTTTTATAGCTAATTCTACAAGCAAAAGGACCCTCTCTACTGGCAGTTTTACTCATAATTCCAGTATCGGGGTCCATTGCGTCCACTTCGGAGATAACATAACACGTACAATCGTATAACCGTTCTAACTGCTTTCTAGCAGCGTCTACCATCTTAGCCGTCGGAAGCATGCTAGGTCACCCCTTCCATATCCACTCAAAGCGGTGGCCAATTCTTGGAGCCGGGATGCCCTGTCGGTTCCTTTAAATTGGACTTCAGTGTCGCCCATTTTAATGGAGCTCGCCATCTCCCCGGCAGCTTCAATCAATTTGTTTTTGTTTGTGGTGATATAGCTGCCAATTACACGATATACGAGAACGTGCTGTAATTCGCTAGGTAATTCCTTCTGATTGATATCATTGAGGATATGTTGTGTTTCCGCATCAATCATATACTCAATGATATTTATATCAGAAATTGCATCATACCCGAGCCACGATTCAAGAATTTGTAAAACTGTCTCTTTCGTGGTCATATTATTCACCTACTATTTTTTGAATGTAGCTTTTACAACTTTGGATTGGTTAGTCAATGCAACAGTGTAGTGTTCATTAGCAACGAATTTGTCGATACCTTTTTCAGGAACACGATCGTATTCAACAACAACATTACGTTTGATGTAAATTGTAACTGCAGGTAATACAGGTGTACCGTCTTCCACTTCTGCAGTTACACCAACGATGAAGTTGTCGATAGTTGCGCCAGCGTCATTGATGCGGCGAGATGTTACAACACGGCAGCCGGCAATCATACCGATTTCGCCAGTAATCATGACATCGTTACCGTATTTTGTTTTGTCGATGAAATTAGGGTCTTTACGAAGTGTAGTAATTTGAGAAGGTGCTACGAACAAATATTTTTCAACGTAGTCTTCTTCGTTCAATTTGTCTACTGCGGTAACGACACCTTCGTAGGAAATAACTTTAGTATCTGTTGTTGTAAGAGTAGCACCGCCGAGAGCTGTTACTATGTCTTGGTCGATTTTGGAAGCCAAAGACAAACGTAATTGATGAGTAGCTTCGCCTACTGGGTCACCATAACCAGACAATTTAGCTTCGTCTGTGATATCAACGCGTTTCATCGCTTTTTTAATCTTAGCTTTAGCGACGGATGTGGACATTTGAGTTGCGGATACTTCTACGCCTTCTGCGATGTCTTCCGCATCACCAATGTAGCCCCATGCTGGAATAGTGATTTCGTTACCAGGTACGCCTGCCAATGTATTATCGATTTTAGCGATTGGAGTAAATTTAATAGCTTTTGGTAAGCCCGCGGATACCATGTCCGCCATTACTTGAGGGTTAACTACATTAGCAACTTGCGTAGGACCTGCTGCGAATGTTTGTAAATTAAAAGAGAATTGTTTATTCATTAGCGTTTCCTCCTGTTAATGAATTGTAAAGATCAATGTCGTTTGCGAATAACTCCGCCCGTTGAGAGTACGTCATTTTAGCGAAGTCTTCTTTTGTTACTGCGCCACTTGGTGCTTTACCGCCAGGATTACCAGGCGCTACACCTTTAGGGGCGGACGCTTCCCCGAATAAATAAGGATTAGCTTTAGCAACTTCAGCAAGTTGTTCATCTAACCCTTTGATTTTGCCGTCCTTCACTTTTGCATCGGTTAAATCCAATAGCGCACGGACTGCAACGTTGTTTTTAGCTTTTGCGTTAGATAATGCTACGTTCACAATATTGTCGATTTCAAGTTGTGCGATTTTGCCCTCGTACTCAGCTTTACGAGTTTCTGCATCAGCTTTCATCGTTTCAATTTGTTTCGCAAGCTCCGCATTATCCGCATTAGATTTTTTGAGGTTATCAATCTCGCTGTTAAGAGTCGTGAGTTCTCCTTTTACGGATTTGAGTTCCTCATTCTTAGCATTGAATTGATCCTTAGACACATAATTCTTGCCATAGTCTTCAACGACCTTAGCAGTCTGTTCTTCAGTTAATCCTAGTGCTAACAATTCTTCCTTAGTCATAGTGACCTCCTTAAAAAATACCCATTTCGCTTTATTTTCGTGAGCCACACCTCACGGCTACGGTCTTGTTAGTTATCGCCCAACAATACTAAAATGGCAATAAAAAAGCAGCGTTTCCGCTGCTAATTGATATATTCTTTTTCCCATTCCTCGTAGGTAATCGCTCCGTCAAAATCAGTACTCTTATCGTTCTGATTTCTACCTGTTCGAGTTCCTTCGAGTCCAGGGATATATGGAATTGTAGTTGACCGGCAATAGCAATGAAACGGCGGAACGGTTACGCCTGGTTTAGCATCTACGACTCTGACACGTTTACGATCCATGTGTCTGCAGATAGAAGAAGTATGACTATCTAGTGTAGCCAGTATTTCCAGCTCCTCGACATCTAGGTCTTTCATACTATCAAGAAACCCTTGCTCGTGAACCCGTGCCGTCTCTGTTTCGATTAATCGCTTAGCGTTACTGTATGATGTCTTCATCCGCTTATGCAGATTATCTGCCATCGTATCCGCCCCTTGCCCAATAATGAGGGCTTGGGTGAAATCATTCTGCAAGTTAGCTACTAGCTTACTTGTATCGCCCCAAATCCTACTACTGAAGTCCTTGCCGTCACTCGCCCATTGACTGTGAACCACGCTATCAACACGCTTACTATCAATCGTATTAATAGGTGAGTATTCTCCGCGTTGCGTCTGCACTGTATATGCGGACTTATACGCGGAGGACTGATACACATCTTTCAATAGGTCATTAAGTGAAATACTCTGCTTTTGAGCCAGTATTTCGAGCTCGTGAACCACGTTGATATACAGCATCTGTTCACGGCTTAACCGCTCACGAATGGATGCGTTTGATAGCATTTGTTGATGTTCTTCAGATACGCCGATTTTCTTAGCTTCGGCTTTGAACTCAGCCAAATCCATTTTAAAGGCTTTCATCTCATATGCGTTCAGTAGTTTCCTTGCTTCGGCTAGTTGAAGTCCGTTTTCTGTGGCGAACCTACGATACCAATCGTTGATAGCCTTTTCTATCCTGCGTAACGCCCTGGCGTAATTTGCTTTGATTTCCGCATCAGTGAGATTCGCTTTTTGAAACGATTCATCTAGTAACCGCTCATACCGTTTCTCCCAGTAATCATTCTCCATCTGCCTCACCGCCGTTCGGTACAACAAAATCTGCTGTTACTTCGGACTGTTCCTTTTTTACTTTTGCAAGTTCTTCCGCAGCATCTGTTGTCCACGGATGATTTGCAATGATGGTTTCATTAGATATGATACCAACGGAATTCTTACAGTTATTAATCGTATCGCCTTCATTGATAGGTAGGTCACGATTAAATATGAAGTCCACTTCTTCAACTGTATCTTGATTAGTTAAGCCACGATACGTGTTAACGAACCACATCAAATCGTGCAAGCTAGATTTAAACTCTAGCTCCATTTCATTGGCATCTAAATCAATATCAGAGTACATTGACATAATGTTCATCTGATTTGGATTGTTGGCCATACGATCGTCTTTAGCATCAAAGCCTCGACCGTTCTCGATAATGGCTTTACGCAAAATGTTAATCAGTAATTGGTAATTGTCGCTATTCACCTCTATTTTTAAGGCTTTCACATCACCATTGACACCATCTACTGTGCGAACCTTAATCGCGCCATACGATGCAAGATTTTGACGGAACTCAGCGAGATTTTCGCCGTCATAGTTCTGTAGTATCAAAATTGTGCTGCGGATATCTTCTTCCATATTGTCCTGGAAGTTAGATAGTAATCGGTTGAGTGCATCCTGTAAGGATTTGACCTTATCGATAAGCGGTTGCTCGAATTCATTTGCACGGAACATTATGAGAGGAATACGTTCCCAGTTATACGGTTTATCGGCAATAGCAAAATTGGCAGTGTTTTCTTTATCCGGATCAGGAAGTAAACGTTCCATATCCCATATGTAATACTGAATACCATTCGGTGTGTAGTATTCGACTTTGTGAATAGTCTTAGTTTCTAGCCCTGTGTAGTACTCAATATCGTACAAGTAAAGGAACGCATCTAGTTGTGTGTGTTCCTCATCTGCCCAAAACGGTAAAACCTGATGCGGTTTCATCATTTTAAACTTAAGCGAGCCGTCAATACCGATGTAAGGATGAATATATGCCTTACCCGCCATCGTTGCGAACTTGCCAACAGATTTCAATAAGCGCTGGAACTGAATACCAAACATCTTATCAAGCTCGTCATCATCTGCGTTGATATCCAACGGCTTAGACAATAAGTAGTTAACCTTTTGGTCTACTAAATCATCAAATCGGTTATCCACAATCTGATTATTAGGAACGCCCTGTAACGCTATTCGCGTATTACCCTCACCAATAACGTATCGTTGCTTATTCAAAATGTCATGTTTACCGTCATAATAATCGATAGCAGTACACATCGTTTTACGCTGTTCGCTACCTAGAAAATTACGCAGTTGTGCTTGTAGGAACTCGCGTTCCGACATAGTCGCTGAACCTTTTATGATGCGGTCCCATAGCTGAGATAGTATCAATCAAACGACCACCTTTCTACATTAATATCTTCCAAACCATACCGCATAGCATCCATAGCATGGTTATTTTCATCTTCCGGTTTACCGGTGTATTTCTCAAAGCGATCCTTCGCCCATTGGTACGTGGATAATTCACGCAGCACATTAACGCATCTTGGATGAACGATTAATTCGTAGTCCTGTATTCGTTGAATACCGTTTAATATGCTGTCTTTACCTTTGCGTGCCCTTGTTATTCCTTTTAGCCCCGCCTGGTATAGCTCTTCAATAGATTTAGGCTCGGCACTATCGGCCCTTATCTTCTCTTTAGCGTAGCCCATATCAATAATACGAGATGCTAATTGTTGATTCGTAAGCCCTGTTTCGTACAGCTCATCGAATATGTAGATTTTCTTATACTCCATATCAACTAGCATGCACACTAGCGCTGTAGGGTCTACCGTATAACCAAAATCAAGGCCAAACGCGGACTTGATACCGGTTTGACCTCTAATATAATCAACACTAAATTCTTGTTCTTTCCAGTTTTCGTAAACCAGTCCTTCAACAACGCCCCAGTTGCCTAATCCGGCTACTTGGTACCGCTTAGGGTTCTTCTTCATTTCCTCGAATAACACTAAGTCAGATTCACTCAGGAACTCGTTACACAGGTAATTCGTAGTCATAGCTAGCACGTTGTCACTAGGCTCATCAAAGAAGCGTTTCTTTAACCAGTGCCTATCAGACCACGGGTTAAATGTAAGCACCACCTGGTGATACATGCCATCGGGTAACTGGCCACGAATAGATTCATCCAGTCTGTTGAAAGCATCCTCGCTCATAATCTCGTAAGCTTCTTCAATCCATAGCCTACACAAAGCGCCGACTTCAACAGTAATGGACGTTACCTTTAAAGGATCATCGAGACCGCGAAATAAGATTTTCTGTCCCGTCGGGATATACGTTATCTCAAGTGGAGATACAGAACATTTAAAGTACCGCTCCACCTTTAACTGTCGCATAGCCCATTTGAGTTGCGCGAAACAGCTGTCACGCAAAGTCCGTTCTGTCTTACGAACGACTAACCAGTTTATGCACGGGTTCTCCATTATCTCCATAATGACTTTTAGAGACTGCGTAGAGGACTTCTTACTGGCACGACTGCCCTTGACTACTTTATAACGGCCTTTGAACCGCCAAAAAGCACCGTATCCCTTACCTACGATATCAGGCAAGTACACTCTATTAGTCTGCAATATCGTCACCACCTACGATGAGTACAGGCTTAATATCGATAGTCGTATCACCGCTGAGTATTCTATGGCGTTTGGCCATAAGCTCTAAGGCTTTCAGTCTCGACTTCTCGTCAGGCGGTTTATCGATAATGCGAGCTTCGGAACACCCTTCCCCTGTGCCCTCGATAACCACTTGCTTTTCATTTGAGAGCCCCAGGGCAATTCTTGTTAACTCATACTCGACCTGCTGAGCCGTCATGATGTTTTCATTGAAGTAGGATTCCCGTAATTCAGCGACCCTTGCTTTGATGTCATCATTAGTCATCAAGCGACTACCTTGCATCTTAGCCGTTTTCTCAGAGTAACCAGTGCGAATAGCAGCCTGTGTAGCGTTCATATCCTTGATGTACTCATGACAAAATTTTTCATGTCGTTTATTTGCTAATGCAGCCACTATCTCACCTCCTGGCTATCTTAATACATCACGGCTGTTTCTCTTAAATCGGCCGTGCGAACGAGTGCATAATCCACAATTACTTTTGTGTGCGCGGTCATGTGTGATATACGTTTGACACAGGCCGTCATATTCAATTAGTTGTGCTGTGCAAACGCCGTTCTTATTATTCAGGCATTTACGTTTAATACATTTGACTTCTGTGCTCATACCTTCTCACCTTTAATACGTTTGTACGCTCAAATCCGATGACTAGTTGGTTGTTGTTAGGCTATATAGTTATTGGAGGACTACTAGTTCTAGTCATCAGATGTCAGCGTACAACGATACAGGGCAAGCTCATAATGTATAAGCTTAGTATTATTCTGTGGACAAATTCGGCTCGCCCTGGTTTCATTGTGCGGTAAATTTCATTTTTACATATTCCCTCTCCTTAGCTTACGCGATTGCCTACACCATAAATACGGGCCCCTGTATTTACAATGCTACATACAACAAAAAGCACGGTCGTCATCACCGTGCTTTTTGCCGAGTTGTGTATAAGAGAGGATTCGTGTTAGATGACTAATGACACCTTTCACAACTACATTATACTATGTCAAGTCGGTTCATTTAAGTCCAAAATACTCCAAAACACTCCAAAGTACTCCACTATGAAAGGAGTTCCCCTAATTCGTTCAACGCTTTATTTTTTAAATTGAAGTAACTGCTTTTTTCGTAATATATCATCGCTTGTACTTTCTTAGGGAATGCCCCGTTAATGTACTCTTGCGCTAATATAATACGCCCTGGTATACATTCTATCCGTTCAATCAAAGCCCTTGCTTCTTCCCTTTTAGCAATAAGCTTTGCTATCTCCCGTTTTTTGGTATCGACTGTATCGACAAGTCTAGCCACATCGCCTTCAAGCCCTACTGGAGTACCGCCCCCTGATACTCGGTCTTTGGAATAATCAATCGCCGATAAGGTGATGATATCATACTGCAATTTGCGAATATCTTGCCGTAGCGATTGAATACGTATGGCTATCATCTTTATATCTTGTAGATACGCCGATGCCTTTTCTTTATAGTCACTCATGCTGCATTACCTCATTGATGTATCGGTCTAAGTACCACCGCGCTTTTTTTAGGTCTTCGAGTTTGTCGCCTTTATACCCTGCTCGTGCGATGTACTTGATAACATTACCAAGATGATATGGAAGCTGTTGATCCTCGATAAAGTCAATAACCTCAATCTTACCTCGTGTGTAGTGTGAAGGGTGGTTGATAACATCTTCTTTCTTAGGCACAGCCTTAACTTCCGTCTCCTCGATAGTTTTTACTACCTTTTCTGCAATAGCTTGCACTTCCTTCTTCTTAGGCTCCTTAGAGTATTTAGGTAGACACTCCGGACAATATTTAGGCCAACGACCTTGCGCTTTTTCTTTTTTGTGAATGAAGGTTGTGCCGCATCCCTCACAGGTTAACTCTTTACTCACGCCTGCACCAGGAGGTGTCATAACTTTTTCACACTCTGGGCAATAGTCCTCGTGTGTTTTTACTGTAAATGTGTCTCCGCATCGTCTGCATTTCTTTTGCATAGTTCTACTCCTTATACAATTCTTTACGATATTTAATAGCTTCTAATAGGGCATCTTGCCCGGCTTCTTTACGTTCTAATGCTTTCATAACTTGCTCGTCCATTGTGCCTTTGGTGACTAGGTGGTGGATAATCACAGGTTGTGTTTGCCCTTGCCTGTGTAGTCTCGCATTCGCTTGTTGGTACTGCTCTAGGCTCCAAGTTAAGCCATACCATACGATGATATTACCGCCGGCTTGAAGGTTTAAGCCGTACCCTGCTGATGCGGGATGTGCAAGTAACATTTGAATCTTACCCTTGTTCCACTCCGCTACATCATCATCGGTCTTTAGCTCGACCGCTTTGGGGAATGCTTCCTTGATAGATTGAAGGTCATGTTTGAAGTTGTAGAACACTAACATCGGTTTTCCTTCATTCGTTTCTACCAATTCTTTCAATCTTTCAATCTTCTCGTTATGGACAACTACGATTTCACCATCATCGTTATAAATGGATCCATTCGCCAGTTGTAACAATTTACCGGCGAGTGCTGCTGCATTAAGTGCACTTACGTCGTCATCACTGGCTAAGCTAAGCACGTGCTCCCGTTCCATTTCTTTATAGAGTGCCCATTCTTTCGGGCTCATCTCTACTGTGATGACGTTTTCAATACGTTCAGGTAGTGTAAGATAGTCCTTAGCTTTTAAGCTCATGCAGATATCTTGCATCTTGCTGAATATCGCCTTATCGCCGCCAGGCAGTAGCCGGTAGCTATACACGACATGCCCGTTGGTTTTGTCCGGTGTAAAGTACCGGGTATGGTATTCAGTAATCGTCTTACCTAATCGTTCACCGCCATCTAGTAGATACATCTGCGCCCAAATATCAAGCAACGTATTTGGTGCCGGTGTACCTGTTAAAATGACGATACGCTTAAACAATGGTCGAAGTTTACGAATAGCCTTAAACCGTTTAGCCTGTGGGTTCTTAAACGAAGAACTCTCATCGATAACTAACATATCGAAGGGGAACGATTTTTTCTTATGGTAGTACTCATATAACCATTGCACGTTTTCACGATTTATCACATAAATGTCAGAATCACTCTCTAAGGCGTGTATGCGTTCCTTCTCGGAACCTAACACCTTAGCCACCGTTAAACGCCGTGTAGCACTCCATTTCTGCGATTCTTGGGCCCATGTAGATTCTGCTACCTTCTTAGGTGCGATGAGTAATACTTTTTTAATGTCAAAGTAATCATATATAAGCCGGTCAATCGCAATGAGTGTAGATATGGTTTTACCTAACCCCATATCTAGTAACAAACCGTAATGGGTATTGTCAATGATTCGTTGTATTGCAATGCTTTGATACTCGTGTGGATGAAAGTCCATGTATCGCCCTTTCCATATCTTCAACAAATAACTTGGCATCAGACATCCCGGTTACGACGAACACCAAAGCGCCTTGCTTTCGTAGCCTAGAAATCTGAACCCGTTGGTTAGCCATTAGCTTACCGGTTGTATCCTTTAGTTCGACGAATATAACACCGCCTCCAGGAAGTACAATAATCCGATCCGGTACACCATCATTTCCGGGTGACACGAATTTCATATATATGCACCCCATTTTTTTGAGTTGATTTCCTAACCATCGCTCGATGTCTTTTTCCACGTTCTCACCTCGTTCTCATTTAATAATTGGACACACCTTCGGACACGCCTTTGAACCCGCACCAATACTGGATTTATGGAGGGGGTGTGTCCGATGTGCCCAATTTTTTCCCAACATATATATATACGCGTATTTGCGTTTTTTACGCTTATATATATACACCCAATTATTCATATATTTA